AATCCCGCGCTTGATTGCAGGAGCTATCAAGTCTTCTCTAAGGCGTCTTGCTGAAAGGAAGTTGATGAACTTCCGCCTGTCTACAATGTCGCCAAGATGGATGACTGTCTTGATGTTGTTCTCGTCCAGGTAAGGAAAGAACACATCGTCATAAAAGCGCTTGAAGTAGTTTGCAAACGCAATGTTGTCGTTGCGTGCTCCAAAGTGAGTGTCGGTGATCAGTGCAATCTTCATGGCTTGTTCCGCTTTGTGTTCTCCAAGACATACTCACGCTCATATCGAGCAATCTCATACCCAAGCAAGTCACGAATCTTCATCGCCGTCTGATAGTCGTTGTACTTACGGAACATTGGGATTGACGTAGATCTAAGACGATTGACTACTTCAACAATGACCTGTGGTACACTATTCTCTAGCTCAATCCTTTGCTTGTTGTTCATCAGCTGTCTCCTCAATGAATTTCTCTATTCCTACTGTACGCTTTGCGCGCTTCTTTGTCAACGACTGTTCAAATGTTTTGATGAAGTCGTGCATGTTTTCTGTGTCGATGTTAATGTATGCTGGGTTGAACTCCCTGTCTTCTCCCTCTTGCATTTCAACAAGACCGTTCATCAGCAGGGAGTTTTCAAGAACCTTGTGCTTTGTATACAGCTGCTTCTTTTCCTTTTGAATCCTTCTTAGGAACGCGTAGTAGATGATCTGTGTGAAGTAAGCAAACGGGTTCAGCGACTTCTTGGGATTGAAGTTGTCAAGGTACATCAAACAATTCTCAACACCATCACTAATCATCTCATCCCTAAACGGATAGTTGATGAAGCTTGGCTTGTGTGAGAGATTTGTTGCTATCAGCAAAATGCACTGACCAATGTAGTTTGGTATCTGTGGCTTAGGCTCGCCTGCCTTGATACTCTTTCTCACCAACGATTTGTGCTGCTTCAGTGCCTTGAGGAACAGCTCGTTGTTAACATAATGTCGCTTTGTCATGTTGGGATCCTTGACATTCTAAACCTCCACGGGTATAATGAACTGCTGTTTCAATGAACTATAGTGCTTCTGGTCTTGCGCTTCGACCAGCCTTTGTCGACAACATCTTGTTCTGCTTTGTCGTCCATCTCCGTAGTTGAGATGGCATCCTTGTAATACTGTGATGAAACTTCACTCAACTCATTAAGGCACATCACATGGTCTGCTTTGAATTCGTAGACATCCTTCTTGGCAAAGGGGCAGAACTTGTGGACGCTGACAACAGGCACGCCAGTGGTTGTTGAAGTGTATACAACTTGCATTGGGTTAGACAGAACAACCTTTGTCTCTGTTTGTGGTTCGACAAGTTCGCCAATCAACTCGGCACCAGACACTAGCTTAACAACCACAAACATGATTAGCCTCCAAGGTCGACGTTGTAAATCTTGTAGTCAAACTGCTCTTCATTGTAGATTTTGATTCTCTCCCTGAAGTGCTTGAGCGTGTGGTTTTCCCACTTCTTCCACGCGACATTATCTGCTATGTCGTACAGAGTTGCAACTTGTTTTGCATCGTTACGACGCAGAGTTCTACCAATTGATTGAAGAGTCCTGATCCTTGACTTGCTGGGGGATGCAAAGATCACGTTGTGTAGATTCGTGATGTTGACACCTGTGCTAAACGTCCCATACGAAGCAACAATGATGTTGTTTGTAGACCGCTCAACCTGCAGGCGGATCCGCTCACGCTCTTCACCACTGACGCTACCGTGAATGTAGTAGATTGTCTTCCCTTCACTCATCTTGACAATGTCGTCGTACAGATCATCACCATGCTTCTCAACCAGCTTAAACAACAGCAGAGTGTTGCCAGGCAACGACAGTGCAAGGTTCTTGATGAAGTTGTTTCTATTCTTGTGTGCGACAAGGAAGTCAACCTCATCTGGATAGGTGTTGCCCTTCTGAGCTTGCCTATCGGCATCGGGATAGTTGAGGACGATTGCCTTGATGTTGAACTCTGATAGATGCTTCTCCTTGATCAGCTGTGCAGTCGTTGTCGTTTGTTTGACGGAACCAAACAATCCTTCAAGGACAAGCTGATGAGTCTGTGTACCATCAAGCGTTCCTGTCAATCCAAACCTATACTTGCATCCAGAGAGCTTTGTCATAACAGATACGAGTGACTTTGCTTTGTATAGATGTGCCTCGTCTCCAAAGACAACCCCAAACTGAGCAAACCACTTCTTCGGAAGCTCGTAGATCGACTGCCAGGTTGACACAACAATCCTTGCATTGGAGTTCTTCTCCTTTCCTCCAAGGATCATGTGCACATCATCAGGAAAGCCATACGACTTGAAGTCAGAACTCATTTGGTGAACAAGCGAGATAGTTGGTACGATGACAAGGATCTTGTGTTGCTGGCTTGCATACCACATTGCTATCATGTAGATGATCAACGACTTACCAGATGCGGTTGGTGACAAGACGAGTCTACGCTGCTTGCGGACGCAGTCTACAAATGCCTCTAGCTGGTAGTCTCTTGGTTGGAATGGAAGGTTGAGAGATTCAATGAACCTCCTTGCTTCTACCAACGACAGGTTGTAATCGTTGAAGCTGCCATCGTCAATCGTTTCGTACTTGCGATCATTTGCAAACTCAACAATCCTTTGGTAGAGGCCAGCATAGATCGTCCTTGTCATTGTGTTGAACAGGCGGATCTTGCCATCCCACATTTTGTTCCTGTAGGCTGGCATATACTTGGCGCCAGGAACATCAAACGTGAAGTGGTCGCTGAGTTCCTGGGCGATGGAAGGCTCACAATTCACCTTGATGAACGCCTCGTCTGCCTTTGTTAGATGCAATTGCTCCATCATCCCCCTACCTTGAATCTCTCCCACTCGATTACATTCTTGATTTGATATCCCCTGTTAGCAAGGTTTTTGAGGATCGATTCCAAGAAGCTAACCTTCTCACCTTGCAAGCCAATCCGTAGATTGATTGCAATGATGTCCTTGTCTCCTTCAATGTACACCGGCAGATCCTGCTTGAGGACCTTCAGCTGGAATGGTTCCCAACCAAACTCTTTCAGCTCCTCATCGCTGAGAATACCCTGGTAGTATTGAAACTTCTGTTTGTAGAGGATCTTGTAGTCCATCTCCAGCTTGCGAAGAGACAACCTCTCATCAGAGAAGATTTTGAAATACTTGTTGTGTAGTGAGGAAATCTTCAGACTCTCTTCACCAAGTTCAGTGCGATCTATGCGGGAGTCTTTCTCCCAGAGCACCTGGATATCATCAAGTTTCATAACAACCTCAGTGGTTTACAGCTTGGTAATATTGTACTTCCTGAAGCGGAAATTAGCAACAGCATCCAAGTACTGAACGTCACTATTTGTTGTATCGAAGACTAGTTGTGAAAGACTGATGGGGAAAAGATCGATGAATGTTACTTCAATGTTTGGATTCTTTGAGCTTGTCAGAATCATTAGTGTTGCATCAGAGAACACACCACTCCCAGTTGGGATTCGCTTGTTTCTGCCAATTTTTGGATCGCTATCTACTAGGTCCTTGTACTGGTCAAAGCTGTCTGGGAATCCCATCCCAATCAACCAGTTGTAGATTTCGAGGTAGTTCTTCATGTCCTCATCAACACCAAACTGCAGTCTCAGCGTTCCGTATGTTAGCGCCGTTGACGGGAACGGAAGCTTGACAAAGGGGTTTGGCACCTCTGTGCCGTTGAATCCAACTTCCGGCAGATTGATCGCCTTGACGAAGTAGTTCGTCGTTGGCGTCTTCTTGATCGAGAACTTGAAGTTCAGAGGCGACAGGAAGTTGATGTTTGTCGGTTGATTGGTGATAGCTGACATGAGTCCTCCTGCCTGTATTTATCCATTGATTTCTGCGCAAGATTTGGCCGTTGCCTTTTTTCCGAAAAGATGATATCCTTAGGACATGATCAGGAATCAAGAGAGACAGGAGCAAGCAATGGAGTTCACTCCCAACCAGATCAACCTGCTCGTCAGTGCCGCGTTCAATGCGGGTTGTCGGGACGACAGTTTCGATATTGAGGAGATGATCTGGGAAGTTCACTCGATCCTTAACCTCAGCAAGCGCTTGAGGGATAGGATTCCGGTCGAGGACGTCTATAAGTGGTTCGGTGTCAAGCCGACCTGGGACCACTCAGAACAGGACGTCGTCAAGGACTAACAGCCCGTAACGATCTTCTGACGTGGAGATGAAAATGTCTGATGACTTTAAGGAATTCCGGATCTTACCGTTCCGCAAAAACACCGATCTTCTCATGGAGATGGTCGAGAGCGGGGTCCTCGACAAGGACCAGGTCATCGTTGCCTGCTTGAAGTGGATGTCTGACCATGACGTTGGCAGGATGGCTCAGCGAAACGAATTCTTTCCGTATCCGCCTGATACGGAAGACTGAGAAGGTGGCGTCGGCCGCGCTGCCTTTGCATGGTTGCGATGGGATATATCGCGGAGTGCCATTGCAAAGGAGTCGTCGTCCACCCTTCCCTTTGGGAAGACCGACGCCACCGATCCCCTTGAAAACCCACATCTTTTTCCTGTTGCCTTTTTTCCGAAAACAACCTATGCTTAGGCATACGGTGAAAACAAGGGAGATCGAGATGGCTGAGGGCACGAAGTTCTTCACGCGCGAAGGTTCCGAAGTTCCCGCGCGGTATGCTCACACGATCGACCAAATCAAGTACTTCATGTACGTCCCCGAGCAGAGGGGGTACATCCGCGCGAGCGGAGACGGTTCTATCCCCGTCGAGGTGATTTACACCGAGGAGCAGTACGAGGCGCTTTGCGTGGCTCGCGAAAAGCGCGCCGCCAAGGCTGCCCCGAAGATTGCAGCGGCTGTGGCTGCTTTCGAGGCTGCGCACCCTGGGCTGATTGCCTGGGCAAGCCAGCAGAAGAGCAACTTCTGCAAGTCCGTTGTCGAGCAGTTCAAGAAGAAGGGCTCGCTCAGCGAGGCTCAGGTGGCGGTGCTTGTGCGCATCCGCCAGCAAGCGGTGAAATAAGGAGATCTGATCATGCGCAGTGACATGAGCAAGGTTGTGGTGGAGCGCCCGCGGCGCTCCGATTTCGGAGACCGCAAGGGCCGGAAGATCGACCACGATCACCTCCCGAGCAAGCAGGGGATGCGTGCGCCTCATGTCCGCAACTACGGTGGGAAGCAGCTGAACGAGAATCTGTCGCCGCTGCGCCGGTTCATCGAGAGTCGTGTTGGGCGGCCCTGGGACAAGGTCTACAGCGAAATCTGTGAGAACCTGCGTGCCGACAACACCGTGCAGCAGCACGTCAGGGATCACATCGAGGACTTCGTCTCGATCCGCACGTCGATGGTCGATGGCGAAGTCGTCGTCCACTACAGCTCCCCTACCCTGCTGAAGAACAGCTACATCGGTCTCTATGTGCATCCGGTCACTGGCATTCTCCTTCGCAATAAGACGAGGCTGACCCGTCGGCAGGAGAGGAAGGTCTGGAAGGATCATAGGGCGGCCGAGGAGGCCAGCAAGATCCATGTCGCCAAGGATGGGACGGAATACCGAAAGGTGAACGGACTCTGGTTCGAAGTGCTCTGGGATACGGTGACCAAGAGGGAATTTAGCTACCTCAAGAATGGCGAAAAGATTACTTTTTACGAAACCTATATCCGAAAGGACATCTTTACCGACAGGATGCACAATACGGTTGGAGAGCGTTATCGCAGCGGCAAGCGGCAGCTCTCCAAGAAGGAACTCCGCAATCTCGGTCTCACGAATGGATGATAAAGCAAAAAAAGATGGTGCGTTAGACGCAGACTAGCAAATAGGCACAAAAAAAGAGGGCGGCCTCACGGCCGCCCTCTAGTCGTACCTGGTGTGAAGATCACATCAGGTTGGTTACTAGGACTCTTCTGTAGTAGACGTTGGAGTCCTTGTTCAGTGCACCAAGACCGGCTGTTGTACCCTCGGCGAATGGATTTGCAACCATTCCGTAACGGGTCTTGAAGCCAATCTTTGGCTGGAAGCTGTCCTGGTCAACTGCACGTACCATCTGTAGTGGGACGTATGGGCAGTAGAACAGACCAGCGTCGAATGCGCTCGAACCCTTGTAGCCGACGACCATGTAGTTGCCGCCTGATGCATATGGGTCGATGTAGACGCGCATACGACCGTTGAGAACACCAGCGAATGTGTTGCCTGTGTCATCAACGTTCAGATTGTTGCTGTTCAGAGCTGGGGCGTAGTCGAGAACACCAGCCATCTGCAGAGCTGACGCAACGTCAGATGAGCAGATGATGATGTTACCCTTACCACGACGGGTGCCCTTAGCAATCTGGTTAGCTTCACGCTCAACCTGGAACATCAGACCCTTGAACTTCTCAACTGACCAACGGCCGTTTGAGTCTGTGTCAAGGTCGAAGATGCCGGCTGTCGTTGTGCCTTCAGTTGCACCCTTCAGAGCCGTTACGTTGATCGTACGAACAACTTCACGGTTGATTTCTGCAAGGATTTCAGCTGAAAGGATGTTTGACAGCTCTGTCTCTGCGTCAAGACCGTGGATAGCCTTAAGGTCCTGTGCAAGTTCCATTGAGTACTCAGCCTTCAGGGCGCGGCTCTTTGCAGTTACCGTGACCTTCTCGATAGCAAATGCCATCTGAGCGAATGCTGTGTTGCCGTCTGTGCCCAGGGCTTCAGCCTGAGCTGTTGACATGCCTGCAGTCCAGTTGTACGTGTTGGTTTCTGCAAGGTTTGCCTGGTTTGTTGTGTTGCCTGGCAGTGTACCAATGTGACGTGTACCTGCAAGGTTAACAGTGCTGTTGCCTGTTGCGATAGAAGACCAAGAAGTGTTGGCTTCGTTGAACAGAGCCTCTGTTGCTGTGTTCGTGCTGTTGCCGTACTTTGAACGCATTGCGAAGATCAAGCCTGTTGGGCCTGTCATTGGCTGAACGCCGCAGATGTCGTATGCGATCAGGTTTGGCATTGAACGACGGACCAGTGAGATCAACACTGGATCGAAGTTGTCAATGTTGTCGCCAGTCTGGTTAGCTGGGATTGACGATGACATTGCTTCAGAAAGAAGGAACTGTGAACCACCGATAGCAGCAGTCTCTCTCAGAGCCTTCTCTGTGTTCTCAAGAATAGCAGCAGTTACAGAACGCTTGTGCACGTCCTTGATCGAAGCAAGATCAGGATGGTCAAGCACTGGCTGCCACTTCTTCTGTAGTTGTTCATTAAGATACATTTACGTTACTCCTTAGTGTATTGTACTGTTGTTATTTCTTGATGCCACGTGAAATTGCTGACACGTAGCGATTCATTGGATGGTTTGACGAAAGACGTGGTGTTTCAGACTCATCCTGTTCTTCAACCTCTTCAGAGATGACATTGGTTGTCTTCTTCTCTGAAGGGAAGTAGTTCTCCTTGACGATGTTGAGCTTGCTCTTGTAGCTCTCTTCGTCATCGAAATCGATGCCCTCAGACAGGCTGAGGAACTTGTCGGTCTGTGTTACTGTCAGACCCTCTGCAACCTCGCTGAAGATTTCCTTCTTGACGTAGGTCTCAAGCATCTTCTTGAGCTCGATGTTCTCATTGATTGCATTGTCGAGATTTGCCTCAAGCTCTTCTGACTTAGAAGCAAGAGTCTCGACTACATCAACCTTCTCTTCTGGAATGTCGATGTAATTCTCTTCGAAGACCTTCTTCATGCCGCCCATGAAGCTCTCCATAATCTCGAGCTTGAGCGACGACTCGATGGCAACTTCGTTGTCCTTGATCCACTGCTCGACGACGTAGTCGAGGTACTGGTCGACCTTCTCGACAACCGACTCAGCAAGCTCATCTGTTGCTTCGTCAAGTCTTGCCTGGTACTCTTCCTCGAGAGAAGCTCTCTCAGACTCTACAGCTGAAGCCACTGCAGCTTCAAAAATTGTAGAAGCCTTGACTCTGAACTCCTCTGAGAGCTCTTCGCCGTTGAACATTGCATCAATGTGTTCCTTCATTGCTCCGCCCTTTGCTGATACTGATGCTCTGTTCTTCGCAGACATATCACCAGTTGGTTTCGTGTTGTTTGCTGGATCTGTTTCCTCAACATCTCCCTCGATCTTGTCGGCGGTCTTGTCGCCCTGATCCTTTGAGTTAGGAAGAGTTGTCTTCTTTGTTGGGACGTCTGGAAAAGAAGTAGAACCTGTTGCACCGCCACCCGTTGAAATGGCCTCGTCAACTTCTTCTACTTGCTCATTGATTCTCTTTAGCTTTAGTGACATATTGGTCTCCTGCAATTTGGATTATTTATGTTTTTTGGTACTTAGAGATTTGATAAAATGTTCGAAAATCTTGAGGCCAGTTTCTTCAGTTGTCTTTCTTACAACCGAACGCTCTACAGCTCTCTTATACATTTCGAGCTCTCTCAGATTGCCATTCTCCCAAACCCACTCCTTGCCTTCCATGATTCCACGGACAAATGCGTTTGGAGCAGATGGATCAGCAACAATGTCTGCAGCAGTAGAAAGGAAGAAGTCGTCCTGGACCTCCATGATTCCCTTCTTGTTCTCCTTTAGGGAACCCATTCCTCTTGACGAGACGCCTAGATTTGCACCTTCATCAATCAGGTTCTTGACGATCTGACCGAAAGGAGTTTCTGTCATGATCTTTGCCTTACCGATGAAGTTGGAGCCATCTTGTCTTAGCTCCTTGATCATATGAGAAACACGCTCTAGGTTGATTGTTGGTCCAGCAGGATGTCCCAACTCACCATAGGCTCTGTTCTTGTTAATGTATTCATTTGTATAAATGTTGACTGCATTCTCCAGAACAGATCTAGAATACATACGGCCATTCTTGTTCTGAATGTCGCCCTGCAAGTAAACTCCTTCAAGGAAGTAGTTCTTCTTGCCGTTCTCTTTCTGCTCTGTAATAATGTTTACAGTTTCAAGCTGTTCTGTGATGAGCTTCATATTAGTACTCGCTTGTGAACGTTGAAATTTTGGCACAATCAACTACAATTGAACCAACAGATCCTACCGACAGTGTGAGGACGACGTTTGCTGATGAATCTTCACCAAGAGCAACACCTGTGCCTGCAAAGTCAAAATAACCTTCACCCGTCAGGACAAGGATTGTGTTTGCTCCTCTTGCAACTGTCCACGTGCCATTAGAGGTCCAATAGACCTGATTTAGGACAAGACCTCTTACAGTCTCTCCTGCATCGGTGTTTGCTGATGTCAAGTTCTGTGTTGTTGTTGCAGTTGCTCTGACAACTAGCTTGTTGCCTTTTTGGTTGATTACAATGGCCATCTCACTCCTCGATTTCTACTTGCTCTGCAAGCTCTACAAGGTGCTCAAATGATGTGACGTCTTCAAACATTGAGTAGAAGTTCTCTTTGTTCTCATCAGCAATGGATTCGTGAATTGAGTCGAGGATTGAATACAACTCTTCGTCTATTTCAACAACTGTGCCGTCATTGAGTTCTACTTCTACCTGCTCCATAGCCTTCTTGCGAATTGTTGCAAAGTAGATTGACTTACCCTTCTCTGCACCATACTGCTTCATCATTGACTTTTTCATAGAGCTTGAATCGTACTTTTTCTTGAGATGTTTCTCTTTTGACATCTCTGCTGATGTCATTTCACGCTCCTGTACGTGCTCAACCTCTTCATAGACCCTGGCTGAATCTTCTTCATTCTTGTAGCCGTGTCTTTCTCTTGGGTCGGTCTTAACAGAGCGACCATTAAGAGTGTCCCAGTTCTTGTCTTCAGTTGAAGGGCTTAGCTTAGAGACATTGACAGTGTGCTTGTCAACAAATCTCTGTTCGTCTGGTGACTTGACTTTCACACCTTCGAGAATGTCTCTAATTGACTTAGCCATTGTCTTGTTCCTCTGTTTCTGTGGTATCTACTTGCTGAGCGCTGTTAAAGAACTTGGCAGCCACATCAATCTTTTTGTCCTCAATGGCGTCTTTGAGCTTGTCAAGAAACACAGAATCAAACGCCTCTCTTGCCTTCACTGGCTGATTAGCCAACGTAAAATCAACCAAATCTCTTACTGAAAAGTCGCTCATGTTATTCTCCATTATTTATCATTTAGATTGATCTGGCATTGCAGCTTGCATTTGCTGCTGTAGCAATTCATCATTTGCAATCTCTTCGTCCATCTCTTCAATATCCTCCTCAGTCTGACGGAGGACTTCCTTACGGACAAACTCTCTTGAGTAGTACGATCCAACGTATGGAGTGATTTGGTTGAGCATACTGATGCGGTTCTTGAGGATCTCACCCTCCTTGATCTCAGCAAAGAAGTTGTCCTTGCCGTAATCAAAGTTAATGTGATTTTCAATTAATGAAAACTCATCAGCGGTCATGATTTGTTTTAGGACGAGCTGCTTTTCAAGGACACGAATAAACAGCGAGTTGAATTTAGTACGAAGCCTGTTAATGAACTTGCTGAACTTGACTTCGTCTCTTGTAATTTCAGTTGTGTAGTTGCCTGCAAAAGGACCTTCATTATTGATTCTTGAAACAGGAACATACAGAGCGTTGTACAGCTTCTTCTGGAAATAGAAGACGTCATCCATCTCACCGAGGTTTTGGCCTGCAGGAAGAGTTGTGATTTCAGTACCCTTGTTTCCTTCACGCCTTGGGAACCAATAGTCCTCAAGCATCGTCATGAATCTTCTATCGTCTTTGATGTCGCCGGTTGTTGCATCATAAACAAGACGATTCTTGTGCTTCGTCATCATCTCTCTGATGTACTGCTCAGCCTTGAGCTTTGGCATGTTGCCAACATCAATGTAAAAGATTCTTCTCTCAGGAGCTCTTGAGATTCTGTAGATCACAGTTGCATCTTCAAGAGTTCTCAACTGATTGAGTGGCTTGATTGCCTTGTGCAAATACGAAAGGACCATCTGATTGTTTGTGTCCATCAAGCCAGATGTTGCCTGGACGATGCTGTCCTTTGCAATCTTGACTCCCTGTGCTCCAACACTTCCTGATGCTGACTGCATCAGCTTGGCATTGAATCCCTTCTCGTTGTAGATGTAGTACTCGTTTGTGTTCTGTACTACAGTGACGTCTGTTCTTGCGTCCTTCTTTCTTTTGATTTCTCTGATCTTCCTAATCTTTCTAGGATCGATGTATCTCAGTTCTTGAATGCCCTCACTTGGAGCCTTCATGTTTAGGATGACATGGTAGTACAATCTACCATCAACATACCATCTCTTAAAGACATCAAATGCCTTTGTATTGAACTCTAGCAGATCCATCACGTTGTCAAACTCAGCCATAATCATCTTCTTTGCTTTTGGCGAAAGATTAATTTTGTCGAGGTTGATTGTGACGATCTTTGTTTCTGGCTCTGAAACAATTGCTTCATTGACGATGTCATCAACAGCACTCTCTACTTCAGGGTGCTGCATCATCTCGCGATATTTTGTTACAACTTCCGCTTCTGTTCTTGCTGTACCGTCTAGGTCAACTACCGTGCCATAAGACCCACCAGCTGCAACAGTAACAGCCCCATCATCCTCTTGTCTTGCGACGAATGATGGGGTGTTGTTCTTCTCTTCTTGTTCGTCAGATCTACGCTTGATTTCAAATCCAAAGAGATTCATAATTCACCTTGTGTAATGATTACTTGCCGCCTGCATTACCAGTAATGCCACCAGAGACCTCCCAGAAGTCATAGGCAAAGGTAATGTTGAACTCTTCAATTCTGTCCTGCTCTGCCCAATCAAGACCCATTCCTGAGATTTCCTGTGGGAAGAT